GCAAGAGTCAGACAAAAATACTGCTCACATGACTGCGCTCACCTAGCCGACCGAAACAGGCTGAAAGTAACTTGTGTTCGGTGCGGAGAGGTATTTGAGGAAACTGCCTGCCGAGCCAACGCCCGACGTTTTTGCTCTTGGGCGTGCTGGCGGCCCGCGGCCCCAGCATGCAAGTGCCAGCAATGCGGAAAAGAATTCAAGAGAAAGGCGCGCAAGCACGCATGGCAGGGCAAGAACAAATTTTGTTCTCGCGAGTGTGCGTGGGATCATAGATGGGGAGCCGACCGCCCGCGGAAAGCGACATCGGAGAAGGCGAAGCGGAGTTGGGCACAAAGGTCGAGGGCTACAACACTCAAGCACAGGTGCCGTTACTACGAATGCGAGTTTGATCCTGAGTGCACACGCGAGGCTGTTTGCGACCGAGACGGCTGGGTTTGCCAAGACTGCGGCGTTCGGTGCCACAAGGGAGAGTGGCGGATCGACAAGAAGACGCGAAAGGCATCCCCGCGAAACGCAGAGCACGATCACATCTGGCCGCTCTCTGTTCGCGGCGGGCCGGGCAACGTGATGCACAACTCTCAGTGCCTTTGCAGAAAGTGCAACGGAAAGAAGCGGAATCGTCGCAAGGGACAGATGCGAATCAACCTCTCGGTGTGAATTATGGGAAGACGCGGACCACGACCGCAGCCGACAAGCCTCAAGATCCTGCGCGGCAACCCCGGCTGCCGGCCGATCAACGCAGCCGAGCCGAAGCCGCCGGCCGATGGCATCGCGATGCCGCCGCATCTAGGCGAGATGGCCGCGGCGAGGTGGCGGGAGTTGCTGCCGATGCTCCAGGCGACGCGAGTGATGACCCGGGCCGATGTCGAGGCGCTCGCCCGCTACTGCGACACATACGAGTGGTGGCTTGCAGTGCGTGCAAAACTCAAGGCGGAAGGCGACACCTACCCGATCCTGAACGACGGCGGGCAAGTGAAGTACATCGCCCAGCGGCCGGAAGTTTCGATTGCCCACAAACTCGCGCAGCAGTTGCGGCAACTCGAAGCCGACTTCGGCCTCTCGCCGGCGGCTCGCGTCTCGTTGAAGGTTGAGTCGGATGCCCAGCAAGAGAGCACCATCGAAAAGTTCCTCAAGCTCAAGGTTGCCGCCAAGAAGGCAACGTGAGGCGGTTCCCGGTTTTGAGTGGGACGAAAACGCCTCGTCGCTGGTGGTGAACTTCATCGAAGGCGTGTGCTGCCACACGAAGGACTCTCCGACCGCGAAGGCCGGCGAGCCTATGAAACTCCTGCGGTGGCACGTCGAAGACGTGATCGAACCGCTCTACGGGTGGAAGGTCAAAGGCGAGGACACGCGGAGATTCAGACTCGCCTACCTAGAAGTTCCGAAAAAAAACGCCAAGTCAACGCTCCTCTCATGCCTTTCTATCTGGCATCTCATCATGGAGGGCGAGGGCGAGCTCGGGTGTATCGCGGCGAAGGATCGCAACCAGGCGGCGATCATCTTTGACGAGACGGCCGCGATGGTGAACCGCTCGCCGGAACTTCGACAGATGCTCGAAGTGGTGGACTCTCGCAAGACGATCGTCTGCGCCGCGACCGGGTCGAGTATGCGGGTGATTTCCCGCGATGCCGGGGCGGCAGAAGGCCCGTCCTACTCGTTCGTATTTTGCGACGAACTGCACGCCTGGCCCGACCGGCGTCTATTCGAGGCACTCCGCTACTCGGGCCGCTCCCGTCGAGCTCCGCTACTCGCGACGATAACCACGGCCGGCGACCGGCGGGACACGATTTGCTGGGAGCAGCACGAATACGCGGAGCAAGTCATCGCCGACCCAAAGTATGACCCGCGGTTCTACGGCAAGATTTTTGCGGCGCAGACGGGCGACGACTACTTCTCGCCCGCCGTGTGGAAGCGGTGCAATCCTGGCATGGGCATCACGATGACTGAGGAGGCGTTCGCCGCCGATGCCCAAGAGGCCCGCAACAAGAGCAGCAAGTTGAACGGCTGGCTGCGGTACTCGCTCGGAGTGTGGGTAGAGAGTTCGCAGAGGTGGATCGACCCCGAGAAGTGGGCCGCTTGCTCCTCGCCCCCGCCCGAGCCGCTCGCGGGCCGGCGGTGCATCCTGGGCATGGACTTGTCGAAGAGCACCGACTTGTCGGCGTGCGTTGCGGTCTTCCCGAATGACGACGGGACGTTCGACGTGGAGCCGATGTTCTGGGCTCCCCGCGATCTCATCATGGAGCGGGAGCGAACCGACCGGCAGCCGTTCCAGCACTGGGTCAATCAAGGCTGGATTCACGCGACAGACGGCAATGTGATCGACCACGCCGCGATTCGCGAATACGTGCTGGAATACGCCAAGACGCACCAAGTACAGAAGGTCTTGATGGACATCAGCGGTGCCGTCCAGTTGTCGGTGGAACTGCAAGGGGCGGGGCTGGACGTGGAATCATACGGACAAGGGTTTCGGCACATGAGCAGCCCCACGAAGCTCCTTGAGTCGCTGACGCTCCAGCAGAAAATCCGCCATGCGGGAAACCCAGTCCTGTCGTGGATGGCCGGATGCGTGACCGTGGAGACGAATGCGTTTGAAGACGTTCGCCCAGTGAAGAAGAAAAGCACAGGCCGCATCGACGGCATCGTGGCTCTCATCTTCGCCTTGGGCTACTGGGAAGCGAATAGCATCACCAACGCCGCCGGAAACGGCCCCGACTTGTTTTTCATATGATCGCCAAATCCGAGCACCGTATCCTCTGGCTGCCCAACGAAGAGCGCATGTGGGACGACGAAGGCGGCGGCTCGCGAAACGCCGCCGGCGTGCGGATCGACTCCAGCAATGCCCACTCGGTCGCGGCGGTCTTCTCCTGCCTGCGGGTGATCGCGGAGACGGTGGCGAGCCTGCCGCTCCATGTGCTTGAGCGGACACCAGGGGGCGGCAAGCGGATCGCCCGCGAGCTCCCGCTCTACCGCCAACTCCACGCGCAGCCGAACGGCTGGCAGACTTCGTTCGAGTGGCGAGAGCAGGCAGTCTTCCACATCGGGCTCTGGGGCGACGCGTTCTCTGAACTCAAGGCCGCGCAGATCGTGCCGCTGCACCCGAGCCGCATGAAGGTGGAACGGGTCGAGAACGGAAAGATTCGCTACAAGTTCCGCGAGGACAAAGGCACCGAGACGATCTACTCGAACGAGCAGATCCTCCAGATTCGCGGCCCGAGCGACGACGGCATCAACGGGATGTCGATTGTGGAAGAGTGCAAGGACGCGATCGCACTGGCCCGGGCTTGCGAGTTGCATGGGGCTCGCTTCTTCGCGGCCGGTGCCCGCCCCGGGTTTGTACTCTCGACTGACGGCAACCTGAACGCGGAGGCCCGCGAGTCGCTGCGGTCGCAGTGGGACCGGCGTCACGGCGGCGTCGGCAACTCTCATAACACGGCGGTGCTCACGGGTGGGCTCAAGCCCTACGAGATTCCGCAGAGCAGCAATAGCGATGCTCAGTTTCTTGAGCTTCGCCGCTACCAGTTGGAAGAGATCGCACGCCTCTTCCGGTGCCCCGGTCATCTGCTCGGCATCGGGGCCGGCAGCGCGCAAGCCGACATCGAGTTCGTGCAGCACACGATCCTCCCGTGGCTGCGTCGATTTGAGTCGGCGTTCATGCGCGACCTCATCGAAGACGACGATCGGTATCTGATCGAGTTCGACGTGCGCGGCCTCCTCCGCGGCGACTCTTCGAGCCGGTCGGCCTACTACCGGGCCATGTGGGACATCGGCGTTTTGAACACCGATGACATCCGCGAACTGGAGAACATGGACCCGGTCGAAGGCGGCGACGTTCGTTATCGGCCGCTGAACATGGGCACGCTGGGCGAGATGCCGACCGAAGGCGACGTGCTGGCCCAGCAACAGCCGGGAAGCGGCATCGACGGCCAGGCGGTCGAAGGCGGGCTGGCCGCTGCGGCTGGCGAGCCGGTGGTGCCGGCGGTGCCGGGCGAGCCGGCAGAGACAAGCCTCTCGACGGCCGAGGTCTCGTCGCTATTGACGGTGGTGAAGCAGATCACCGACGGGATGCTGACGGTGGACGCCGCTCGGGCGATCATTGCTGCGGCCTTCCCTGTGCTCTCTGCGGCCCGGGTCGAGACGATCCTGCAAGGCGTAGCGGTGAAGCAGGAAGAGCCGGCAGCACCCGCTCCCGTGCCGCAGACGCCGGCGGTCGGCCGCTCGCTAGAGGAGCGTGCCAAGCCGGGCAGTGTCTCCGAAGGCGACTTCGTGTCGTGGAATTCGTCGGGCGGTCGTGCCCGCGGGCGGGTCGATCACGTGATGGACTACGGCACGCTCGACGTGCCGGGCACCGACTTCAAGCTCGACGCGAGCGAGAAAGATCCGGCGGCCCTCATCACGGTCTACGAACAGGTGGCCGGCGGCTGGAGACAGACCGACACGAAGGTCGGCCACAAGGTTCAGACGCTTACGAAGATCGACCCGCTGGCATCGCCGCCTGCGGATTCGGAAGGTCGCTCGCTCCCCGAGTCGCGTGCCCTCACGATCAGTATGGACTTCGACCGCACGTTCGCGGCCGACCCGACCCTCTGGGGCGAGTTCGCCCGCAAGGCGGTCGCGGACGGGAACACGGTCGTGATGATCTCTCGCCGGCCCGAGCAGGACCGCCAGACGGTCGCCGAGACGCTGGGCGACTACGCCGACGCTTTCTCTCAGGTGCTCCTCGTGGGTGGCGACACGATGAAGGGGCACGCGGCCCAGGCGGCAGGCATCAGCGTAGACGTGTGGGTTGATGACAGCCCGCAGACGATCACGCCCGCGAAGCCGTGCGGCGAGTGCGATGACAAGCCGAAGACGCGGAGCCGCAAGAAGTGATCGCCGTCTTTCGCCCAACGCGACCGGGCGACGCCGACGCCGTGCTGCGGTGCGTGCGGATGCTCAAGGCCGTGCGTGCGGTGATTGAGCGACGCGCCTTTTGCCCGACGGGCAAGGGCGGCGGGGTGGACAATTCCTGCGGGTCGAATAAGGGTGGTGGCGGTGGGGGGGCGGGCAATGCAGCCACAATCGGCAGCGAATCCGGTGCCGTAAGCCATGAACAAGCCAAAAGGGTTTTCCGAGGAGCGTCCGAAAAGGCTATCAGTCCAGACCACGGAGGCACACCAGAGCAAAAAGCAGAGCGCGCAGAGTTCAAAAAGCGCGTAGTTGAGGAGACGGTAAGCCGCGTGAAGGAGCGATTGTCGGAGGACGATGTGCCGGAAAGTCTTCTAAAAGCAATGCGATTTGATCGACCTGAGTATTCAGAGGGGTCGGCGGGCGGAGAGCAGAAAAGGACTGCGCTCGTTCGCGGGATGGTCGATCGGTGGGCGGATACTTCTGGCGACTCAGATCCACCCGCGGTCGGAGTGCAGCGAGCGATTGCTGCGGAACTCTCGCGAGAAATCCCGGACTTGAAGGATTCTGAGCTCAAGCATCTCGGCCAGTATGGGCGCAGGCCGATTTCTACTGAAGACATCTTGAAGGCAAGGCAGATCGAAACGCTTGTTGGCGAAAGCGGGGCTGTCAGGGCTGTTGTCAGAGCACAGTACGAGGCAACGCAGCAATACTTTAAAGAGCAAGGCATCAAGGAGTTGACTCTGCATAGAGGCTTTCATGCGCCGAACCTAAAGGAGTCCGACGACGCCGAGATTCTCATGCAGCCCGCTTCTAGCTTTTCCCTCAATCGCCGCACGGCCGAGATGTTTGCGAACGACATGGAGTACGCGTTCTCTGGGCTCGCCACCGTGACCGTCCCAGTAAGTCGCGTCTTCTCCACGCCGGCCACCGGGTTCGGTTGCCTGCCAGAACAGGAAGTTGTCGTGCTGGGCGGGAAGGTGCGTGGCAAACTCAAGGTGGGCGGCAAGAAATGACCGTGTCAATAAACATTGACGAGGATCTGCGGAATGCAGACTGGGTCAAGAAATCGAATGACAGGATTTCGTTCCTGGCTTCCGTAAAACCCGCCGCCCGCGCATGGTGCAAAGGCGCATCCCCGCCGGATAACTCATGCCCTCCATCGAATAAGGGCAAGGGCGGAAAGGGCTCTGGCGGCGGTGGTGTTAAAGGAAAGAGCAAGGGCGACAAAGGCGGAAAGGGCTCGAAGGGACGCAAGTCATCGAAGGGTTTTGATCCCGACAAGTCTTCTGCCGCGATCGTGAAGAAACTTGCGTCTGTGGATGCGAAGGTCGAGAAGAAGATTAATGCGGCTACGAAGAAAGAGGAAAAGGCAAAGGCCGCCACCGCCACGGCGTTCGACAAGATACGTTCGTTTGATACGGCGTGGGTTGCCGCTAGAGATGCGCTTGATAAAGATCCTGGCAACGCATCAAGGAAGCGAGCGCTTGATCGGATAAACAAGCAAATGCAGGCTGCGGCAGAGGCACACGCAAAGAACAAAGATGCGTATCAGACCGCAAGACAGCAGCGAGAGCTCGCCGTACAAGATCGAGCCAAGGCAGGCCGCGAAGTGTTGCGTCAAGAAATATCTCGGGAGATTCTGGAGATCGCAGGCACAGACGGCCTCGCGACCATCTACGAATCATCTAAGGCGACAATCCAGAAGACTCACGCCGACAGGCTCAAGAAAGTCAGAAACCCGGAGGCCAGGAGCCGAGTGGCAGACGCCTACGCTTTCATGCTTGAGCACACCAACCCGGCTATTCACGCTGGGGCGTTGCAGCCGAAGCTCTCGATGCGTGGCAATGTTCGGGCCTATGCAAAACGCGGCGGTTTTGACAGCGAGACGTTTGAGCCTACCGGAGCTCCAGAGGTCGTTGTTTCCTCCCGTGAGTCGCCGAGCGTGATCGCCCATGAGATCGGGCACTGCGTTGAGTACAACCCGGAAGCTACCCGACTGGCTCAAGAGTTTAGGTCGCGACGCACCGCCGGGTCGCAGGAGGTTTCGTTTCGCAGCAAGTTTGGCCGCGGATACAAGAGGGACGAACGCGGTGCACCCGACGATTTCAAGAAGGCGCACCTTGCCGCCGGGTATGACGAGAAGGAAGCAGATCACCGTGCGCACTACACCGGAAAGCGATACGCAAGCGGCAGCACCGAAGTGATTTCGATGGGCGTCGAGTTGCTCAAGAAAGATCCGGCCGCGTTTGCCAAATCTGACCCTGAATGGTTTGCCTTCACTACTGGCATAATGACGGGACGGCTACTGAACGAGTCCAGGCAAAAGAAAAAGGCGCGAGCGTGAAGGCTGTTATCACCGCCGGCGAGACCGTGATCGAACTGTCGGAATCCGCTTCCGAGACGGGACCGCGTTTCCTTGTCTCTGGTCGCATCTCGCCACAACTGAAGGCCGCGGTTGAGTCAACGGTGGAGGCGGCCGACGCGGCGTATGACTCGCCTGCCTACGGCACTCGGATCGGCTGGGCGGCATCTAGCGTCGCGGATTCCTTGGGCGGTGAGTTTGTGATTGAAGACGAACCGCCAGAAGAAGACGGGGTCGTGTACTGATGGCCGCTCGCTATGACCACATCGACTTCACGCCGCCGGCTGGTGTCCGCGACGAAGCCGCGAAGGGTCTCGCGTGGCGCAGCGAGTACGGCCGGGGCGGCACGGCGGTCGGCATCGCTCGGGCTCGCGACCTCTCGAACGGCGCGACGATCTCGCCCGAGACGGCCCGCCGCATGAAGGCGTATTTCGACCGCCATGAAATCGACAAGCAGGGAAAGGGCTACCGCCCAGGCGAAGAAGGTTGGCCGTCGGCCGGCCGCATCGCCTGGGCGCTTTAACTATGGGGCGGAGACCCCGGGCAAGATTGGGCAAACAAGCTGGTGAAACAAATGAACGCCGCAGACGAGGAGAACCGAAGCATGGTCAACGCAATCGAACGCCGCTCCCTAATCCTTGACGAAGTCGAATCCGACACGCCGCTGCTCGCAGTCGAGACGCGGAGCGAGGAAGGCGAAAGCGAGTCCCGCGAGTGGATTGTCGGCTATGCCGCGAAATTTGGAGTTCTCAGTTTGGACTTAGGGGATTTTGTGGAGCGGCTAGACCCCGGCGCGTTCGGCCTCGTCACCGAGCGGCGTGGCCGCAAGAAGCCGCTCCAGACCCGGGCCTTGTGGAACCACGACGCAAACTTCCCGCTCGCCCGCTACCCCGAGACGCTGCGGCTGACGGTTGACGACATCGGGCTCCGATACGAGTTCCCGGTGCCCGACACGACCTATGGCCGCGACATCGCCGCCAACATTCGAGCGGGGATCGTGAAGGGCAGTTCCTTCGCGTTCCAAGTCGCCAAGGGCGGCGATGAGTGGAGCGTCGAGGAAGGACGCAGCGTGCGGACGATCAAGGCGGTCGATTCTCTGATAGACGTTTCCCCGACCACGTTCCCGGCTTATCCAGACTCCGACGTGGCGGTGGCGAAGCGGTCATTCGACCAGTTCCGCCAGACGCGCGAAGCGGAGGTCGAGAGGCGTGCCGCCTCGCTTGCCAAGCGTGCTACGTTTCGCAAGCAGGCGAACAAACTCCGCGAGTACCTGGGCAAGCATGGCCGCTAAATCGGGCGACGACTGCCCGCAGTGCAAGTGCGGGCGTCTGTTGGTGGCATCGAGCCAGCGGCAGGGCGAGTACCAAATTCGGTACTTACGCTGCCGCGATTGCGGCTGCACAGACAAGCACGTGTTGCCGTCTGCCGAGGTTCGCCGGCTCAAGGCCGCGGGCTAGTCCTTTACTGCCCGCCGTGCGTGTGCTGCAAGGGTTGGGCCTCGTCTCCGTAGCGTGAGGGTATCGGCGGCATCGGTCGCCGCCCCCGAACACAGGAGACGCTCACGTGGCTGTCGAAAAGCTCAAGGCTCTGCTCGATGAACTCGCTGCCGTTGTCGCCGAGATGGAGGCGATGACCGAAGACGCCCCCGAGGGCGAAGAGGCCGCGCCGATGACCGAGGAGCAGGAGGCGTCCCTTCGTTCACTCGAAGGCCGGGCCGACAAGCTCCGCGAGCGGATTGAGTTCGTGCAGCGCGTTCAGGTGAAGGAAAGCGAACTGCGGGCCGTTTTGGAGCGTGCTGCTCCGGCTAAGGCGATCGAGACCCCCGAGTCGAAGGAGACTGCCGTGGAGAAGCGTGAGTATGCCGTGCCGAAGTCGCACAACAACCTCCGCGCGTTCAAGGACGCCGAGACCGCGTACCGTGCGGGAATGCACTTGAAGGGCTACGTGTTCGGCGATGCCGAAGCCCGTCGGTGGTGCCAGGATCACGGCGTCGAGACCCGCGCCCAGGCCGGCGGAATCAATTCGCTCGGCGGTGTACTTTCGAGTCCTGAACTCAGCAATGAGATCATCCGGCTTGTCGAGGAGTTTGGCGTGTTTCCTCAGTACGCGAAGCGTGCCGTGATGAACAGCGACACGCTCGTGTACCCGCGTCGCACCGGCGGGTTGGTCGCCCGCCCCGTCGGCGAGAACGTCGAAGTGACCCAGAGCGACGTGACGTTTGACAACGTCGAGCTCAACGCGCGAATCTGGGGCGTGGCGAACCGCACCCCGAACTCGCTGCTCGAAGACTCGGTGATTGACCTCGCCGATGCGATGGCGGTCGAAGTGGGCCAGGCGTTTGCCGAAGCCTTCGACAACGCCGGCTTCATCGGTGACGGCACGCTGGCCTACCACGGCGTGACCGGCGTGGCGACGAAGGTTCTCCAGTCGGCCTACTCGGCGAGCGTCGTGACTGCCACCGGCAACACGACCTTCGGCGACCTGACCATGCGGAACTTCACCGACGTGCTGGCCCGGCTCCCGCTCTTTGCGAGGAACCGGAACGCTCGCTGGTACATCTCCCCGGCTGGCTGGGGCTCCGCGATGCTTCGGCTCGCCATGCTCCCCGGCGGCACGTCCAACGCTGGCGGCAACAACTCGGGCAACATCGCCGCCGGTTTCGGCGAGACGTTCCTGGGCTACCCCGTCACGCTGGTGCAGCCGATGGAGAGCCGCGTGACCGGCACGACCGGCCAGGTGGCCGCCCTGTTCGGCGACTTGAGCCAGGCGGCGATCTTCGGCGAGCGGCGTGCCATCTCGATCAAGACCGCCAGCGAGCGGTACATCGAGTTCGATCAGACCTTGACGTTTGCCACGGCTCGCAATGCGATGGTCGTGTCCGACCTGGGCTCGACCACGAAGGCCGGCCCGCTCGTTGCCCTCAAGTTCGGCTGATAACGACACCCTTTAGGAGACCCTGACCCATGAATTTTGGTGCTGCACAGAAGTCGGTGTCGAAGGCCGAAGCCTCAGTGGCCTCGAACGCGACCCACTCTCTTGAAATCGACACGCTCGGGTTTGCTTACGCGTCGATCGACGTTCTCTTCACGCCGTTCACGGCCGCTGCCGCCACCGCTGCGACGGCCGCCACGGTGCTGCGTCTGGCCCAGAGCGACACCAGCGGTGCCGCGGGCACGGCGAACCTCTACGTGCAGGGCGTCGATTACACGGTGGCCGCTGGCACGACCGCCACGGCCGGCGTGGGCTACGCCCACCGCTTCGACGTGGACTTGAGGGGCAAGAGACGTTACCTCACGGTGTTCGCGACCCCGGTTTCCACGGTTGGTATCGTGACCTCGTGCCGTCTCTCGAAAAGCGAGGCAGGCGCGATGTCGGCAAGCGACAAGAACGTGAACACGCAAGCCGTCGGCTGATCGGCTTGACACGCGGACGAAAGTAGACGGCGGGAAGGCGACGAGCCTCCCCGCCGTCTCTCTTTTAGGAGCTCGCCGTGATCGTTCAAGTTGGTGATTCCCGCGTCGAAGTGCGTGCCGAAGCCGTGCTGTCTGGCCCACGATTCGGGCCGCTGATCAACGCCTTCGGGTTCATCGAAGCCCTCATGCCGCTGCACATCCGCCCGACGCTCGGGCAGGGAGCCTACTGGAGCCAGGTGCTCACGAGGATGCTAGAGCAGTTCGAGCCGACTACAGAGGCGATTATCACGCTGGACATGGACAGCTTCATATCCAAGGAAAGCATCGAACATTTGTTCGCGTTGTTCATGACCTTCCAGTGCGATGCCCTCGCGCCGCTCCAAACGAAACGCGAGGACGGCAGGCCGATGCTCACACTCCTCGACACCCTCGACAATCCTCCCGAAGGCGGCGTCACGTCAGTGCCCGTGGAGTGGTTCGGTCACCCTGTGCAGCAAGTCGATACGGCGCATTTTGGATGCACCATCATCTCGACCGCGGCTCTGCGGCGGATGAAAAAGCCGTGGTTCTACGAGCAACCAGATCCGCAAGGCGGGTACGGCGAAGGCCGAGTCGATGCCGACATCGGGTTCTGGCGTCAGTGGAAGGCTTCCGGCAACCGGCTCTACGTGACGCCTCGCGTGTGCATTGGGCATGGCGAATACGTGATCACGTGGCCCGGGAAGAACCTGAGCGGCCCGGTCTATCAGTACACGACAGAGTGGCAGAACACGCGGAAGCCGCCGGAAACTGCATGGAGGGTGGGCGAATGACGAAGATAGAAATGGTGCGGCTACGGATGAGGAAGGCACACGGTGCCTACCGGGTCGGCGAGATCGTGGAACTGCCCGAGCGTGACGCCGAGTCGCTGATCGCCTGGGAGTACGCGGAGCGGGCCGCAGACAAGCAGACGATGATCGAGACCGCCAGCGTGGAGCCGGCGACACAGACGGCCGACGTGACGCCGCGGAGACGACGCAAGTGATACCGCAACGCTACCGCAGCCTGAAGCGAACCGCCGCCCCGGTGGTCGAGCCCGTGACGCTCGCCGAGGCCAAAGCCCACTGCCGGGTCGATGCGTCGGCCGACGATACGCTGATCACGAATCTGATCACGACTGCCCGCGAGCTCGTGGAGGACTACATTGACCGGGCTCTCGTGACCCAGCGGCTCGTCATGAAATTCGACCAGTTCCCGTCTGAGATCGAACTGCCCCGCCCGCCGATGGCGTCTAGCGGAACCGTCACGGCAGTGACGATCACGTACACGATCGCCGATAGCAGCACGGCGACGCTTGCGGCCACCGACTACCGGGTGGATCGAGACTCCACGCCGGGCCGCATCCGCACGACCTACAACGGCTCCTGGCCGTCGGCGTTACTGGATGCGAACGCGATCACGGTCACATGGTGGGCTGGCTACGGCTCCTCAAGCGACATCCCGCAGCGGGTGAAGTCGGCCATGCTTATGACGATCCTCGAACTCTATGAAAAGCGTGGCGACGGGCAGATGCCCGATGGTGCCAAGCGGCTGCTCGATACCGTCTCGTGGGGGAGCTACACGTGAGCCTTTCCGCAGAAGTGTTCTTCAGCATCGTCGCGGTGGAGACCGACACGGCCGACATTGCAAGAAACAGCCGCGTTACGCGGGCGGATTATTTCCAAGCGCTCACCGAAGGGACCGCCGCGAACCAAGCACAGATCGTGTGGAGCGATTCGCGGGTGAGCAGCGGCAGCGGCACCGACACGCTCCAGTTGGATAACCTGTCCGACACCCGCGAAGGCGCAAGCGTGTCAGTGGTTTTTTCCGCCGTGAAAACGATATACGTTCGCAACACCGGCAGCACACACACGCTCACGCTGACCGGCTCGTTTTCTGGCAGCGTTGCCCCCGGCGGCATCTTTGCAGTCGTGAACCCGACGGCGACGGGGGCTTCGGCTGCGACGCTGTTCGTCTCCAGTACAGTCGGCGCGACCTATGACATCGTCGTGGTCGGCGAGGGCACGATCATATGATCGACGCCGGGCAACTCCGCGAGCGCATTACGGTAGAGCAGCCGACCGAATCGCGGAACCGGCTGGGCGAGACGACCTACACGTACTCGTCATTCGCGGAAGTATGGGCCAGCGTCACGGGCGTGACGGCCCGTGAGTTTCTTCTGGCGAACACCCAGCAAACAGAGATCACGCACCGGATTCGGATGCGTTATCTGACGGGGCTCACGAACCAGATGCGGATCTCGTGGCGTGGCCGAACGCTTCAGATCATCTCGGTGCTTGAGCGAGAGAACCGGAGTGAGCACGAGCTGATCTGCTCGGAGACCGTCTAGTGGCTGTCGGCGGCGTCCAGATCAATATCAACGCCGAAGAACTGCGCGGCTTGCGTGACAAGCTCGCCACGTTCTTCCCGAACAAGCAGGCCGCCGACGTGATCGGCGACGCGGTGCGGAAGGCGATCCAGCCGATGACACGCAGGCTGCGAGAGATCACGCCCGTCGGCCCGACGGGCAACTTGAAGCGGGCAGTCGCGTCGAAGGTCGTGAAGTACAAGCAGACCGGCGTGGCGGTCGGGATCGTGGGATACACGCGAGCCGGTCAGAGCAGTTCCGCGTCGGCGGCTGGCGGGTCCGTTCGCGTTGGTAAAGACCGAGCCTTCCATCAGTGGCTCCTCGAATTCGGCACTAAGCGCCGCGTGCTTACAAAAATCTCGAACAAGCCATACCAACGCAAAAGCCCGACGACGCCGTTCACTCGCGTTCGCCTGGGGCAACAGGAGACCGTTCGCGGAAAAGGCGTTGTGCATTGGGTCAGCGGCCAGAACGCCGCGATAGCAAGTTCGTTCAACAGGCTCGGGCCGTTTCAAGTCGTGAAAAACCGGAGCGACCGCGCAGGCGTGCAGACCGACCCGAACTACCCTGCGGCGTTTTTTAAGAAGGCAAAAAAGGGGCAGCCGCTCATCATCGAGGCTTCCCCGGAAGGCGGCGTGAAGGGCATACCCCCGGTGCAGACCGCTTTCAACCAGACGCAAGGCGAGATCGCCTCCATCCTCCAGCGGGAGCTCTCGCTGTCGCTGTCTCAGGCGTGGTCGTCGCTCCGCATCCGCAACACCGGCAGCGTCTCGGGCACCGACACGCTCGCACCGGGCTAACGCTGCAAGCGTCGGGGGTGCCGCCGGCACAATCGGGGTATATGGCCCTCAAGAGCCCAGAAGCCGCGATCCGTTCCGCCCTGGTCGCCGACGCCAGCGTTGCCCGGCTCTTGGGCACCCGGATCTATCCAGTCATCGCCCCGGCCTCCGCGGCGGCTCCTTTTGCCACGTACCGCCGGTCGGCTGTCCAGCGGTCGCACAGCCTTGCCGGCCCGACGGGCGTCACCACCGTGCTTCTGGCCCTCGACCTCTACGCCGAGTCCTACGAATCAGTAAGGGAACTGGCGGACGTGTGCCGGGTCGCGCTGGATGGGTACGGGGGCGTTTCGGCAGACTCGGTATTAGTGAACAACGTCTCCCTCGACAACGAGGCTGACGGGTTTGCACAACTCGCCGGCGGCGAGGCACCACCGCTTTATTCGGTTTCGCAAACGTACTCGATCCTCTGGCAGGAGACCTAAAGAATGTCGGCAACCCCGCATGATGGAGCCGGAACAACGCTTCGGCTCGGCGCGACCCTTTACACCGTGACGAACATCGTCGTTTCGTTCACTGACCCGACTGCCGACCAAGAAAAGATCGACGTGTCGCACCTCGGCCTGACGGTCGGCAATTCGATCAAGACCATCGACCGCCCGCTTCAAGGCTCGACGAGCGACACGGGCCGAACGGTGCAGTTCGACTACCTTGGCACCGTGCTTATCGCGGACGCTTCTACCGGCACTTGCACGATCACAACCGGCGGCGGCACTCTGCTTTCGGCAGTTCCCTACACGGTGAATGCCTCGACCTTGACGCTTGCGACAAACGACGCCATCCGCGGTCAGGCTACGATTCGCATAGCCCGTTAATTGCCGTGACGGAGGCCCGTCATGGCAGATACACAATCGGCTTCGTACATAGAATTTACACAAGCCGGCGGACGTTGGTGTGAAGGCGTCAAGGCTTCCTGGGGAAGCGACTCACTCGGGCTCGTTACCGAGATCGACGTGAACGTGGGCGGTAGCCTCCCGCTCGGACGCGACTCTACGTTTTCAGTTGACGCAGGGACTATATCTATAAAGTTCCTGAGCACGAAAGCGCTCGACTTATCGCAATACGGTCTTCAAGGCACGCTCGGCATTGATGGCGGCGGGCTCACGCTGACCACGAAGGCGATCTGCCAGACGTTGACGCTCTCGGGCCGGGTCAATGACGTGGCTCGGTATGGCGCGACCTTCAAACTTGTGAGGCAGTGATATGGCTTTGACGGCAGACCAGATTCTTGCGGCAGACGACCTTGGCTTGAAGGAAGTCAAGGTGAAGGAGTGGAACGGCAGTGTGTTCATCCGCGTGATGTCCGTGGCGGAACGCGACGCCTACGAGCGGATGTGGATCGGAAAGAGAGACAGCGGCGTGGCGAACTTCCGCACCGAGTACCTCGTGCGGCTCCTGTGTGACGAGAAGGGCGAACTTCTCTTCACGAAGGAGCAGATCGAGAAGCTCGGACAGAAGAGCGGTGCGGTAATGGCTCGCCTGTTCGACGCCGCGATCCGCCACAACGCAATGTCGGAGGCGGATGTCGAAGAGTTGGGAAAAGGCTAAACGTCTCGCCAGTTCGTCGGTTCATGTTCCGGCTGGCGGGACACTTGAAGATGACGGTTGGCGAGTTGTCTCGCCGGATGGATTCACAAGAACTCGCGGAGTGGATGGCGTATACGAAGTATTTCGAGGCTATCGGGAACCCGTGGGCAGAGACCGGACTGATCGTGTCGGCCCTGCTCGCCCCGCACGCCCCGCGTGGCAAAGCACCGAAGCCGAGCGACTTCATTCCGATCGAACCGGCACCACAGCATGAGGTTCAAGCCCGCGAAGTTCTTTTGGATTTGAAACGGCAACTAGGGATCGAGTGAGATGGCGACGATTCTCGGACTGGCGCTCAAGATCAACGCGGACGCGAGCGGCGTCCCGCGTTCGCTCACGCCTGTCGAGAAGGCGTTGCAGTCGCTCGACGTTGAAGCGGCGAAGGTCACGAAGGTATTCGAGAACTTTGCCCAAGCCAGCGGCGCGGCCGCTGACGTGCAGAGACGATTTGAGTCGGAGATCCAAAATCTCACCCAAGCCCTGCAAGCCGGTGAGATCAATGGGCAGCAGTTCGCGGATGGGTTCGCGGCGATCCGGCAGGAAGCATCCGCGACTGCTGACGCCTTCGCCGAAGGGGCGAGGATTTCAGAGAAGTACCGCACCGACCAAGATCGTCTCGGGGAGGCGACGGCCAGGCTTGACCGCCTGCTCAAACTCGGGGCGATCACACTGCGCGAATACAACGCGGAAATGATGGAGGCGACGGGCGTGAATGCCCAGATCGCCAAGGCGGAACGCGATCGTGCCGAACTTTCGACCCGCGCGGCCCGCGTGCTTGAAGCTAACCTCACGGCGTCTGAGCGGGCACAGAACGCATACAACTCCGAGGTTCAGGAATACCAATCGCTCCTGCGGGCGGGCGCGATCACGCAGGAAGACTTTAACAAGGCCGTCGATCGCAGTGCCGCATCGTTTGCCAAGGCGACTATCGAGGCGAACAAAACCGGCACCGCAGTCGACACCGCGGGCAAGGGCGGCAAACTCCAGTTCAACGAACTCTCTGGCATCCTGTCGGCACTGCCCGGGCCGCTGGGGAGTGTCGCTGGCCGTTTCTCGGGGCTTGCTAGTGCCGGCGAAGGGCTGTCTCGTGTGTTTGCCGGAGGGCTCTCGGCTGGTATCTCTAGCGTCGGCGCTAGCGTGGCGGCGTTGGTCAATCCGTTCACGCTCGCGGTGGGTGGTGTGGCGGCGTTTGGGGCTGCGTCCCTTGCTGTCGCTCGCGGGCTTGCAGCCTTGGAGGATCGTGTCGAGAACCTGGGCAACATTGCCGACAAGCTCGGCGTGTCCTTTGAGTTCATCCAGACGCTCGAAGAGGCGGCGAACCGCAGCGGCACAAGCATCGACGCAGTGAGTGCTGCGTTCGGTCGGCTTCAGAAGAGCGTGCTCGGCGTGGACGAGGAGAGCAAGGCCGCGCAGAAGGCGCTTTCGGAAATTGGCGTTACCTCGGAGGAGTTGGCAAAACTCTCCCCGGAGGATCAGTACCAGCGAATCGGGGCGGCTCTCGCTGGCATCGAAGACCCCGCACGTCGAACGGCCACGGCGACGGCACTGTTCGGCAAGGCTGGCTCAGACCTCATTCCGTTCTTCAATAATCTCCCCGGAGCCACGGCCGACATCGAGCGGTTCGGCCGTTCTCTTACCGCCCTCGACCGTCGTCGCATTGACGAGTTTGGCGCTGGGCTCGACGCACTCGGCGTTGCCACGCAAGGTCTCGGTCAAACTCTACTCCTGCCGTTCGTCGGCCTGGGCGAAGGGGTGGTGACAGCGTTTGCAGAGATCACGGCCGGCATCACGGCGATCATCGACCCAATCGGCCAGATCCTCGACCCCGTGCTGACGCAGATCGGGCGAATCATTCAACTGATCGGCACAGGAATCGGCAACTTGGGCCGCGTAATTGGTGCAGTGTTTCAGCCGTTCGCGACAGTTGCGCAAACCGTATCGCAAGCCTTGGAGCCGCTGTACGACGGGCTGTTTGGGTTCTTGGCAGGATTCAGCGACGCCTCCGTTCAAGTTACGGAGTTTCTCGTTTCGTTCACGCCGATCGGTGCAATCGCAGCGAACGCTTCCGCTCTCGGCGATACTCTGAGCCGCGTCGTGACGATCGTCACGACGGCGTTTTCTCGCATCGGCGAAGTGATCGGCAACACGCTCGGACAGGCGGTTGAGTGGGTGTCGCGCGGCGTGTCTGCGTTCGTTGAGTTCACTGGGCTCGGCCCGACGCTTGAAGCGATCGGCAGCACGATCAGCGGTGTCTTCGGCGCTGTGTCGTCTGTGTTCCAGACAATCGCCAGTGCCATCGGCGGCACGGTCGGTCGGTTGCTCACGATTGCCGAGAACTTCTTGGGCATCGAGCGATCCGCCGAGTCGGCGTCTTCCGGTGTCGATCAAGTGACCAACTCGACCGCCCAACTCACCGAAGAACAAAAACGCGCCGCTGGCGAAGTGCAGAAGGCCGTCGAGAATAGTTCCGGCGTTCTCGACACTGCGATCCAGAAGGCCGGCGAGTTCGGGCAGGCGGGCTTTGAGGCAGCACTTCAGTTCCAAGAGGCACTCGCCGACCTCAAGGAGCAGGCCGACGCCAACGAACTCAACGCCGAGCAGTACAGTCGAGGCGTTGCGCTCGCGACCGCTGAGTTCGACAAGCAGGTTGACCGCCTGAAGCGAATTCAAGACGAGACCCGCAAGGCAGCCGAAGAGGCACAGAAGCGAGTCGATGCCGACCGGCAGGTGGCTGACTCGTTGCTGGAGCAGGCTCGCATCAACGAACAGTTTGGCGGCGACGCATCGCGTGCGAAGGCTGCCGAAACCGTGTTGGCGGTCGAACGCGAGATCGCTCGCATCAAGGAGTCAATTGGCACGGCTCGCGACAGCGGCGACACCCAAGCGGTGGCGGCCGGCGAAGAGCGGATTCGGCAACTCACAGAAATCCAGAACCAGCAGGCCGCGATTGCCGACGGTTCCGCGAAGGCGGCATCTGACGAAGCCAAGCGAGTCGAGGATCAGAAGAAGCGGGTGGACGCTCTAATCGCAGCCAGTGACACGCGGAGCGAACTAGAACAGCAACTCATCGACGTTCAAGAGCAGCAAAAGATCACGCTTGATCAACTCATCATCGCTCGCCAGACGTTTAATAGAGAGCAGGCTGACGCTGCCGCTGGCCGTCTTGCCCAACTAGACCAACTGCAAGCAAAACTAGACGATCAGCAGCAAGCCGTCGAGCAAGGATTCGGGGAAGGCTTTACCCAAGCGTTCCAAGAAACCGACCGCGGCATCGACGCGTTGATCGTCAAGGCGCAGGATTTTGGCAACGTCGGCGCGCTAGCGGCCCAGGCCCTAGAGCAAGGCATCGCCCAGGCTCAGGCCCAGGCCCGCGACGGCATCCTCACGCAAGAGACCTACGAGCGTGAAGTCGCCAAGCAGCGCGACATCTTCCAGCAACGCCTCGACGCTGCTGGCCGCGTCGAGGAGTTCCTGCGGAACGGCATCGACGCTCGGCAGCAGGCCGAACTCAAGGCGACCGAGGAACTGGAGAAGCGGAAGAAAGAGGCGGCGACCAACGTCCAGGCGATCGAGGCGAAGCTGGTTGAGGAGCGAAAGAAGTTAGAAGAGGCCCGCGAGGCGGGGGACCTCCGCGGCGCTCGCGCGGGTGCGACACGCGTCCGCGAACTGGAGCGTGTGCAGCGGCAGGAGCAGCAACTCGCAGACGGTCGCCTGAGGCAGCAAGATCAGATCGGCCAGCGGCTTGTTTCTGGCATCAACACCGCCCAGCAATTTCAGAGCCTTGTCGCACAGAGCAACGACAACTTCCTGCGATCGTTCAACAACACCTACGCGGGGGCGAACCAAGCCCTCGCCGCTAACGCCGCCGCTGCCGCAGAGCAGGCGGCGAAACTGGAGCGGCTGCTTACGCCTACAAACCAACTTGCGAACACCGCTGATATTCGGACGCAAGAAGGCCAGAACATCGTCCTCGGGCTTGCTGAAAGTGCGCAAGACCCCAGGTTGATCGAGGCGAGGTTGCAAACAAAGCAGTTGCAACTCATCGCGCAAGGCATCGGTCAAGCGGCAAGCAACTACTTTAATTCGCCTGTCGCTATCGTCGGCGGCGCAGTTCTTAGGTGATCTATGCCAGGCACAATCGTCGCAACACGAGAACTTGCCCGCAGTTTCGAGAACGAGGTCGGTAGCGTTGGCGGCACAGCCAAGCGTCGCTGGGTGTGCATGTTGTCGGACAACACGCTTACCAGCGGTGGGCCGCCCGACATCAACACGATCATGGCGGCTACGGCCGGCAACTCGTTCGGCGCATTTCACCCGGTGCATACCGCACTGCGACTGCGAAAGGTGGGGGTGAACGAGCGTTTCGATGACAACCCGTATGCCCTTGAAGTCGTTGCCGAATACAGCGTCGTGACCTCTGCCGAGTTGCTGACGCCTGTTTCGCGGCCGTCTACGTGGGCATTTGAGTCGCAGCCCGGCAGCGTGCCCGCCCTTTTTTATTACGATGGCTCGACGCAGTATCCGCTGACAAACTCTGCCTACGACTATTTCCCAGGCCTCACGACCGAGGAGAGTCTGGTACAGATCAAGGTCACGAAGAATTTCGCCAACTACCCCAGCGCATGGCTTGCGCTCCAGAATCACGTCAACTCATCGTCGTTTCTTGGGTGCGCGCAGGATACGGTGAAGGTTACGGGCATCGAATCTTCATCTGTCACCGAGGAGTTCAGCAACGCCTTGGTGACGTACTACGCAACGACTGCAACTCTGGCGTTTCGTCAGTCTGGGCACAATCTTCTGCTGCCCGACGTTGGCTTTAACTTCATCGACGGCGGCCAGAAAAGGCGCGCGATGGTGTTTGATTTTCAGAATTCTGAGTGGGTTCCAAGTCCCAACCCGGTCGGCCTTAACGGCAGCGGGGGGCAGACCCTCGGCGCTCCTGCGATCCTGACGCGGCGCGTTAACCCACGAGCTGACTTTTCCACATTTGGTACGCCTTAATGGCAAGCCCGCGCGACCCGACGCAGTTCACACGCGAGAGCGCCGAGCGGATCGCCGCCGTGGTGCGCGCGGCCGAACTCGCATCGCCGGCGGCGAGGCCACTGTCGTTCGCCCGCGAAGATTTTTTTCGCAACCGGAAGGTTTTCCGCATGGCGACATTCGCCGGCGCGTGGCCGATAGGCGTCGAGAAGGCGGTCACCTTCAAGTATGAGACGGCGACGCCCAACACTGCGTCGGCGCTGAACCTGTTTTTCCCGTTTACGGAAACGGCTGCGGCTGGCGATTGCGCGATAGCAAAAGACGGGACGGCGTGGTTTTTGATCGCCGTGCCTTTCGAGACGGCCACGGCGATTTTTATAGGGGCGACGGCTTCCACGTCTGTGCTGCGAGACGTGACGCTCTCGGCTTCGTTCAACACGTCTGCCTGCACCATCAGTATTGGAAAGACGCTCGTGACAAATTCGATATCAATTGTGTCTTCCACGTTTACCTCAACGTTCCTTCGGTTTTAGGTGTACAGATGGCTTGTCCATGCTGCGGGCCTCCTCCGCCTCCGCCTCCGCCGCCGCCGCCGCCTCCGCCGCCGCCGCCTCCGCCTCCGCCGCCTACGAATGATTGCAGGGCTTGTGATGTTCCTTGTAGATTAGGCGGCGTGACGGGGGGGGCTTACTTCAAGTTGCAAGAAGTTGGCATTGAGTGGCTACCGGAACTCCCAGAATTCCTTGGGTATCCTGGCTCCTCAAGAAGTAAAGAAGTCTGGAAGTACGGAGTCGGCTCAGGCCCCCAAGTACCGCCCTACTTCCCGCCAGGCTTTACGTGGAACCCTGGATACCCTGAGAAATTTGCGGGTTGCCTGTATGTTGTTTTAGACTTTGCAACAGCAATTAGCTACGGCACGGAATGCTGCGCCATTGACCTCGGCGAGCTCAGGTGTGGATCTAGGCGGGCAGTGGGTTCTTACAAATACAAATATAGATGGCGGTTTATGGTGCTGGATTGCGATTCGCGAGGCTTCACCGAAGTTACCGGCGATGCTGTCACGCCGACTGATCCCTTTGAAGGTTTAGTTGACCTCTTGGATACGCCGCTAGACAGGGATTGCGAAACCAAAAAATTTACGGCGTTGCCTGATTTTTTCGAAGACGTGCTGCCAGTAGTTTGCGAATGAGCGACGCCAGCCTGTGGAGAACAACCGAGGCGATATTCGCGGAGCACTGCGAGAGCTTTGGATGTTCTCAGTCGGAGCTGTCGAAATTCATTGTTGACCGCGAATCTGGCTGGATTTTCGTTGACGTGACCAATCCATTCTTTCCAAGAATGCCTAGGTTTGCCCTGTCGGCAGGCGGCGCTCGGGAAGTTGCGCAGGCGATTCCAGCCGCCGGCCCAGGCACCGAACTTTCCAACCTGTTAAAGCGCTTCGGAATTCAGCCTACCCCCACCTGCGCCTGCCGCGCCAAGGCGGCCGAGATGGACGCTTGGGGCTGCGACGAGGCCAGCAAGCCTGAGCGGATCGAAGAAGTGGTGGCCGTTATGCGTGAAGAGGCCAAGGCACGCGGCCTGCCGTTCCTTGACGTGGCCGCTAGGCTCCTCGTGAGACGGGCGATCCACAACGCCCGGCGAAAGGAATCGCTCGCTGATGCCGGAGGATCACCACATCACGATCGACGGGAAGAAGTGGCTCCTCCGGGTGACGCCTCTCAAGGGTGACGCCAGCGGCTGGACGTTCTTCGACGGGGCGGCGAACCCTCGCATCTTGATTGACGAGAAGTGTCGCGGGTGGAGTCGCGTCGAGACGATCCTGCACGAACTCGCCCACGCCGCACTCGGCCCGAACATCAGCGAAGAGGCGATCACCGAACTAGCCCGCGTCCAGCGGCGCGTGCTTGCGATGCTCTACACGATCACGCCGAAGGAGTGACCATGGCAAGGAAGCCGGTGTTGCTTGATGCGGTGCTCGGGCGGGTGCGGAACAACAGGGGAGGCCCGCGCTCTTGGTTTCAGCGTCTGCCTCCAGATGC